CTATCTCGAGAGTTTTGACGATACCGAAATAATCATTGTGACGGCGCGCCTCGAGTCTGAGCGTACGGCTACGGTTTCTGAGCTTGAAAACTTAGACATTGATTATGACCAGTTGATTATGAAACCTGATGCCGATACCGATTCGACTGAGTTCAAGAAACTTACCGCTGAAGATTTGTTGAAAACTTACAATGTGATGGTTGCGGTAGATGATAGTGCAGACATTCGCGAGGCTTACTCAGGTTTGGGCATCACCGCTATTGCGCCGGCCGATGTGCCAGATGTGCCTGAAGATCGGGCCATAAATCAGGATGCGCCAGCGTACATGCGTGCGGCTGCTAGGCGTGGCCTCGAGTACTATGCCGATGGTCAGGGTGGCGATGGTTTGGTTGAGCGCACTATTCGTGAGGCGCGCGACATGGCTGAGGGCCGCGTTACCGATGATAAGTGGATTCGCATCGCTGCCTGGATTGCTAGGCACATGGATGACCTCGATGCACCGGATGCTCAACCTGGTGCAGATAACTATCCGAGTGCCGGTGTTGTCGCACATTTGCTTTGGGGTTCAGGCCCAACTAAGAGAGCTGCTGAGCGCACGATGGCTTATGCAGAATCGGTGGTTGCTAGAATTGAGGCAGAGCAAGAAAGAGAAACTATGACTGCTAATACGCGTTCTAAATGGGTTGATGTTGCTTGGCGCATCAAGAATCAACTTGAGGGCGGCGACTCTGAGGGCCGTTCGACTAGCAAGCAAGAGCAGCGCATTCACGCTACTAATTTTGAGATTCGTGAAACCGCTGATGGCATGGCTTTCACCGGTTACGCTGCCGTTTTCAATTCGGACTCTGAGCCGTTGCCGTTCATCGAGAGGATCGCGCCTGGCGCGTTCAAGCGTTCGCTGCAGTCGCGCAATGAGGTCAAACTTTTGTGGAATCACGATGCTGGTGAGCCGTTGGCATCGGTTCGCGGTGGCACTCTAAAACTTACTGAAGATGAGATTGGTTTGCGCGTTGAGGCTACCCTAGCCAATACAACTCGAGGCCGCGATGTAGCTGAGCTGATTCGCTCTAAAACCATCGACTCTATGAGCTTTGGTTTCTCGGTCATCAAGGATTCGTGGCAGGGCGAGGTTCGCACTCTTGAGGCGGTCAGACTTTTTGAAACATCAGTTGTTTCTTGGCCAGCGTATACGGCTACCAGCGGCACGATCTCGGTTCGCTCAGCTGCACCTGGCATCGATGCCGATCAGTTGGCCGATGCTCTCATGCGTTTGGAGTCAGGCGAGGAGTTAGAAGAATCTCACGCGACCCTCATTACCGATGTTGTCGCAAAACTCACTAAGACTGAAGAAGTGCAAGAAGTTCAGGGCGACATTCTCGCGCTGAAGAAAAAGAAACTCGACCTACTACTAAAGGAAATGTAATGCCAACTAAAGAAGAAATTGAGATTGCTGTAAAGGTTATTAGTGAGGTTGCTGGTGCGCCTACTATTGGCCCGGTTGCCGATCTAATCAAAGAGCTAAAAGATTCTTCAGTACCGGCTAAAGAAGTTCGGATTACTGAGGCTAAAGAAACTCGCTAACTTTCTCGAGTTTTACCCTCTCGGCTTTTTACCCTTTTGCCGAGAGGGTTTTTCTTTCCGCTGTTATATTGCGGTGGCTAAACTTTTATTAGGTTCAGCGTTAGCGCGGCCAACTCTGTTCAGCGTTAGCGCGGCAGAAAATTCATCTAACCTATTTGAAAGGAAATCAAATGTCTGATTTCATCAAGGGTCAGGCTGAAGTTCGCAACAACCTAATTTCACAGATGCGTGAAGTTTTGGATGACGCTGAGAAGCGTGGCGGACTAACTGCTGAGGACTCACAAAAGATTGACCGCCTCGAGGCTGATATTGCTCAGCGCGATGCTGCCATTGCTACTGCTCAGAAAGTTGCTCAGCGTTCAGCTGAGGCTGCTGAGGCTGCCGGATCATTCGCACCAGAAGTTGCACCAGCATCATCTGAGGCAGATGTTCTTCGCTCGATCGCTCGCGGTGAGGTTCGTTCGCACGAATTCATGCGCGAAACTCGCGCGCCGCTCACACCATCGAGCAACACCGTACCGACCTCTTTCTATGACCAGGTATTTCAGGTTGCAACCCTAGTCGGCCCAATGCTTCAGACCTCTGAGGTATTCAACACCGCATCAGGCGAAAACCTAGTAATCCCAACCGTAACTGCAATCAGCACTTCAGGTTCAGTTGCGGCTGCAGGTACTGTTGCAGAGTCAAACCCGACTTTCTCAAGCATTACTCTTGGCGCTGTAAAGTATGGCGCGATCGTAAACTTGGCAAACGAGTTGGTTACTGATGCTGGATTCAACATCACCGGTTACATTGCTCAGCAGCTCGGTACTTCACTAGGTGTACAGGCCAACACCGCACTAACCAACAAGTTGGTTGATGCTGCTGGTTCTGTTGTTACTGGTGGTACTGCTGTTTCGGGTGCTTTCACTTACGAAAACCTAATTGACTTGGTTTACGGCATTGCTGATGGCGCACGCGTTCTACCAGGACTTGGTTTCCAGATGGCTAAGAGCGGTATCGCTGCTGCTCGCAAGCTAAAGGATGGCGCAGGTAACTACATCTGGCTAGACAACGCTGTAAACGGTCAGCCAGCTCAGTTGCTTGGTTACTCGGTTTACGAAAACCCAGCAATCCCAGCGGTTGCTACTGGTGCTAAGTCGGTTCTATTCGGACACCTACCATCGTTCAAGGCTCGCGTTGCTGGCGGCGTTCAGGTTGCAAGTTCAACAGACTTCAACTTCAACACCGATGTGACCAGCTACAGGGGATTGATTCGCGTTGATGGTGGACTCACGATTTCAACCCACATCGGTTACTTCAAGGGTGGCGCAAGCTAATCTCGAAGCTCTAAACTGAAACGGCTCGGCATCGCGTGGATTTGCCGGGCCGTTTCTTTTATCTTGAATTTGTTGCTTTTCTGTGTAATACTTTTCAGGTCAAAGCCTCGCCGGATTCCCCCTATCTTTCCGGCGGGGTTTTGCTATTATCTAGGTATCTACGCGAGAGGCATCTAATGACTAAACTCACCGGCACGATCAGCTGGTTTTCTAATTCACCGACTGCGCCAACCGGGTACGGTGTGCAGTCGAATCAGGTTTTGAATCGCATGATCCGCGATGGCCTCGATGTTGCGGTTTTGAGCAACTATGGGCGCGAGGGTGTGAATGGCACTTGGGAATCTGATTATGGTGTTGTGCCTGAGTATGCTCGCGGTGCTGAGCCGTACTCGCAGGATGTTACACCGCTGAATCATAATCACCATGTTGCCAATGTAGAAAACAAAAAGGGCAAGCAACCTAACGCGCTTTTCACTCTTTACGATGTTTGGATTATGCGCGGCGATAAGTATGCCGATCTAAACATTGCATCGTGGACACCGATTGACCATAACCCGATACCGCCGCTGGTTTTGGATTGGTGCAAGCGACCGAATGTTACACCGATCGCGATGAGCCGTTGGGGTCAGGCGCAGCTGAAGAATCGCGGCGTTGAGAGTTTGTACATTCCTCACGCTGTTGAGCCGGTGTTTCAGCCAACTTATGAGGTTGATGGTTTGGATGTGCGCGAGTACATGGGCATCGATGCAGACACTTTCTTGGTTGGGATGAATTTTGCTAATAAGGCCAGCGGTGCGATTCATCGTAAAGCGGTCGCTGAGGCGTTTCTAGCGTTCGCGCTGTTTGCGAAAGATAAGCCCAATGCGGTGCTGTATTTGCACACCGATATGTTTGGTAGTTTCGGCGGTTGGAAACTTGACCACATTTTGACTGCGTGCGGTTTGACTAAAGACCAGGTGATTTTTTGCGATCAGGTCGCTTATCGTTATGGCTATTCGCAAGAGCAACTGGCGGCCTTTTATACGGCGATGGATGTTTACCTGGCTGTTAGTTACGGTGAGGGTTTTGGCGTTGGCACGATCGAGGCTCAGGCGTGTGGCACACCGGTTATTGTGTCGGACATTTGCGCGAGTAGCGAGCTGGTGGGCGATGGTTGGTTGGTTGAGTGCCAGCCGTTGTGGGATGAGCCTCAGCGGTCTTGGTTTAGTGTGCCTAACATTCCGCAGATTGTTAGGGCGTTGGCTACGGCTTATGAGCAGCCTCGAGGTAAGTCTGAAAAGGCGATTGAGTTTGCTAAGGGTTATGGTGCTGAGCATGTGTGGCAAGAGTATTGGTTGCCGGCGTTGGCGCAAATTCTAAAATGATTCCGGTTCTTGGCTTTTGCACTCTCAAGCGTTTTGATTTGGCTGAGAGGTTGCTGGCCAGCATCGATTACCCGGTTGAGCATTTGGTGATCGTAAACAATTCAGGCTCTCGCGCCTGGCAACCTAAGAAACCTGACCTGGTGCAAAATCTTTGGCACATTGAAGTGCCGTTTGGTTTGGGTTTGGTTGGCGCTTGGAATCTGATTGTGAAAGCGACACCGTACGCGCCGTACTGGGTGTTAGTGAATGATGATGCCTATTTTCTGCCGGGCCAGATGCAGCTCATTCCCGAGCAGGTCGATACTCAGGCGCTGAATTTTCTCGACATTGTGCCAGCCTGGTCGGGCGTGGTTTTTGGTGAGGGCATGGTTGAGCGTGTCGGGCTTTATGATGAGAATTTTTATCCGCTGTACTTCGATGATAATGATCTCGAGCGCCGCGTTGATTTGGCTGGTGTGCCTAAGAAAAGCATTGGTTGCAAGATGGGTCACGATAACAGTTCTACGCTGCATAGCGGCTTTCAGGCCGTCAATGCGGTGAGTTATAGCAACAATGGGCGTTTATACGCTCAGAGAGCCGCTGAGGGCCGTATAGAGGCATCTCTGTGGTCATTACAAACTAGGAGAGCAAACCGATGGGATTGATTTATACAGGCGGCACTTTTGACCTATTCCATGCCGGGCATGTGGCGTTTCTCAGGCGCGCAGCTCAGTTGGGTGAGGTGGTTGTGGCCCTAAACACCGATGAGTTCATTGTGGAGTACAAAAGTAAAGCGCCGGTCATGAGCTACGCTGAGCGCCGCGATGTGCTGTTGGGTTGTAAGTGGGTTAGCCAGGTTGTGCCTAACGCTGGTGGCGCTGATTCGCGCATTGCCATCGAGCAAGTGAAACCCGACTACATCATTGTCGGTAGCGACTGGGCTAGGCGTGATTACTACTATCAGATGGGTTTCGATCAGGATTGGTTGGATGAGCGCGGCATTGGTTTGATTTACATCCCGTATACCGATGGCATCTCGACTACGGCCATCAAGCATCGACTATCTAAGCGGTAAAATAGAAACAATACTTTAGGAGTCATTTTGGCTATTACAAATGGTTATGCCTCACTTTCAGAGGTGAAAGCCGCACTCAGGATTCAAGATTCTCTCGATGATAGTTTGCTGGAAACGGCTATCGAATCGGCATCACGCCTGGTCGATGGTTTTGCCGGTCGCAACTTTTACCCGAATGGTACGGCAACCCGATACTTCACACCTGACGACATGATTGTTTGCGAGATCGATGACTTGATTACGCTCACAACGCTTGAGGTGTCTGCCGATCTCGATGGCGTATTTGACCAGACTTGGACTGCATCGGATTACCAGCTTGAGCCGTTGAATGGTCGCGCCGATGGTTTGACTGGTTGGCCGCGCACTCGCATCAGGGCCGTTGGCGATTATGTGTTTGCTCAGAATGTTGGCGAGGCCAGCGTAAAGGTAACAGGCACTTGGGGTTGGTCTGCAGTACCGACTGCCGTAAAGCAAGCAACCGTTATTCAGGCCAGCCGAATCTTCAAGCGCCTCGATTCGCCGCTAGGTGTTTTGAGCGCACCAGACTTGGGTTACATCCGCGTTGGCACTCGACTCGATCCAGATGTGCAGCAACTGGTTGAGCCGTACCGCCTGGCAAGGTTTCTCGCATAATGGCTCTCATTAGTGATCTACGCGCTGGCATCGCCACTAACCTGGCAACTATTACAGGTCTGCGCACCAGCTCTACCATTCCCGAGAATCCAAATCCACCGTTTGCGATTGTCGCACCGTCATCGATGACTTATCACATGGCGATGCGTAACGGCATGACGACTTACAACTTCGTTGTTACTTTAGTTGTGGGCCGAGCTGATGCGCGCTCAGGGCAGAATGCGTTGGATGCTTTCTGCTCTAGCACCGGCTCTAGTAGTATTAGAGGTGCAGTTGAAAGTGATCGCACATTGGGTGGGAAAGCGTTTGATTGTGTCGTTACCGGGATGCGCAATTATGGCAGCCTGGCTATCGGCGATAACACTTACCTGGCGGCAGAATTCGATCTAACCGTACAGGCTGATTAGTAAAGGAAATAAATTGCCTAAATTTGTTGCTACAGACTATTCAATCACTTTGAATGGCACAGCACTAAGCGATGCGCTTCAGTCTGTAAACCTCACCATTCAGAGCGATGAAGTAGAAACTACCACTTTTGGTGGCGGTTGGAAAACTATGGTTGGTGGATTGAGATCAGGCTCATTGCAGCTTAACTTCTTCCAGGACTTCGCTGCCGGTTCAGTTGATGCGACCCTTTGGCCGCTCATCAACACCATCGGTACTGTTGTTATCAAGCCAACATCTTCGACCGTATCGTCTACCAACCCGAGCTACACCGTACCGGTGTTGATCTCGCAGTATCAGCCATTTGCGAGCTCAGTCGGCGATGCCGCTACGCTTTCGGTTACTTTCCCGACTTCGGGTACTGTAACTCGCGCAACTGCCTAATAAGGTTTTTGCAAACAACTAAACAAAGAAAGACATAATGAAACTAAATCTACGCGTTGAGTTTTTGGATGGTCGCACAGTTGATCCGGTATCGGTTCAAATGCCCGACATGCTGAAGTTCGAGGAAAAGTTTTCTATCTCAATTTCGGCTCTTGAGAAAGAGCAGAAACTGACTTACATTGTGTTTCTCGCGTGGGCTGCGTTGCACCGCCAGAAACTGACTGATAAGCCGTTTGATGATTTCATTGATACGGTTTCGTTGGTTACGGCGAGTGAGGCCGACCCAAAATAGTGCCGTTGGGCGATGAGTCTGCACATTGGACTATTGCTCAACTGGCGGTGGAGTTAGGCATTGCACCTAGTGTGTTGATGAATGAGTCGCCGCGAATGCTTTTCACTATGCAGCGAGTTTTGCTTTCTCGCAACAATAGCCAGGCATGAAGAAAGCCCTAGACATTTGATCTAGGGCTTTCTCATTTTCGGCAGCTTAGGGGGTAAGTTGCTCGAAACCTGCCAACTTGAAGTTGGGGTGCTTTAGTACCTCGCCGGCAGCTTTGTCTAGCATTGCCTGGACTGCCTCGACACCGTACCAGGTGTTTTCTGCTAGATCGGATAGAAACTCTGAATCGGTAATTGCGTTGTATGCGAGTGATACAACTAGGCGCTGCCAAAATTCTGACTTGAGCGGTATCAGCCCATGATCGAGCCACATGAGTACGCGCTCAGCCTGGCTTATTTTGCCGTCTACTAATCCATCGGGCATCATGCTGGCCTCGAGGCGCATCAGCTCATCGGCCTCTGTGAGTTCAAAGTGTGTGCCATCGATGAAGTTCCAGTAGGCCCATGCGCGCGAGTAGTAGTTATCAATGTGCAGTTCGCCGTCATCTTCGAGGTAGATGGTTTGTGCGACTACTAGGCCATGATCATCTTTGAATGGTTTGACCGGGTTGTATAGAAAGAAACCGTTTGCCTGGCCGTAGTTGTAGATGTGTGGCTGGCCTAGCGTGGTTTCGATGTATTTCATCATGCCCATGATTATGCAACTTTCTTGATTGCAGCCATTAGGCGCGCATCCGACCATTTGCTAATTCGAGCAATCAGCTCAAAGTATGTGGCAAATTCTTGATTGTTGGTTGCTAGTTTGTGGGCTAGTTTGCGTAACTGGTATTCGTTCATGATTCCCTATCTTTCTGCCAGCGGTTGCCGACATGTCGATTATGACCGATTAGCCTGGCTGAGTGCAACATTTGGTCGCAGGTGTTTCATAACGGTTTGGTAACGGCGGCGGTAGAATTGATGTTATGCCTGAGCCAATCACACTTACCGTAGCCAAGTTCACCGGCCGCCTAAGCAATAGGGGTGGCGTGAATGTTGGTGCTAACGATGTAAGTGTTTTGGATGTGCGCGAGCTGCAAAAGCGGATGCGTGAGGCTGGCCCTAATTTTAGGCGCGAGTTTCTGCGCGACATAAAGGCGATTGGTAGGCCACTCGAGAGCAAGATTAGGACTGAGATCAACTCGATTGAGCCGTTGTCGGGCTTTCTTGCCGATCGTGGCCGTTTGGGTTGGAATAATGGCGTGGCCGCTAACAAGGTCACAACTCAGTTCAAAACCTCGATGGGTGGCCGTTCGCTCACAACTACGCTTTTGCGTATCAAGGTTTGGTCGCCAGCGGTCATCATCATGGACATGGCTGGGCGATCGGGTGCAAACATTGGTAAGGGTCGCCGTAACGATAATGCCAACCCGACTACTCGCCGCCGTAATGCCAACATCAAAAAGGGTGAGGCTTTTATTGCGAGCCTAAACCGCGAGATTGGCAACAGGCCCTCGCGTATTGTTTACCGGGCTGCTGAGAGTAGTTTGCCGGCATTGACTGCAGAAACTGATCGCGTGCTAAAAGATGCGATGCGCCGATTCAACATGAGAGGCTTTTGATGGCTGCTGGTGGACTGTACATACCCTTAAAGGCAATCTTTGACGATAAGGGCTTTAAAGAGGCTCAAAAGAGCATGGGTTCGCTTGGCGCGACTATGAAGAAAACGCTGGGCGCTGTTGGCCTAACCGTTGGTATTGGCGCTCTAGTAAATCAGCTCAACCGGGCTGGTAAAGCCGCTGTTGAAGATGCTAAGTCGCAGGGGCTGTTGGCGCTCTCATTGCGTAACACCGTAAACGCTACTGATGAGCAGATTTCGGCCGTTGAGAAAAGCATTGCGGCGATGGAGTTGATGAGTTCGGTCGCAGACGACAAAATTCGCCCGGCTTTCGCCACTATCGCGGCGGTGACTGGCACTCTTACTGAGGCAACTTCATTGACGACTTTGGCGCTTGATTTGGCTGCTGCAGGTTACGGCAATGTCGAAACTAACGCTAAGGCCCTGGCAAAAGCGTACGCCGGTCAAACTACGGCCCTCGAGCGATTAGTGCCAGGCGTAAGAAATGCCACAGACAAGTTTGGTTATTTGCAAGAGCGTTTTGCTGGCACTGCAGAAGAAGCTTCTAATCTCGATCCATACACTCGCATGAATCTTATCTTTGGCAACTTGCAAGAGGCCATCGGTAAGTATCTTTTGCCGTATCTACAAGATTTTGCTAACTGGTTGAAGTCGCCGCCAGGTCAAGAGAAACTTCAGGCGATCGCTGTTACTTTTGGCACGATCGTTCAGGCCGTTGGCAACATGGTGAATTTCTTGATGGATAACTCTTGGCTGGTGAAAACTGTTGCTGGTTTGATTGCCATGTTCAAGGTTTGGAAATCCATTTTCTTGGTCACTAAGGCGATCTATGGCGCTCAAAAGGCTGCAGCTCTCTTGACTTTCGCGCAAAAGGGTCTGGAATCCGCTAAGGGTTGGCCGGCGATCGCGGCGGCGGCAGCGGCGGTGGCTGCAGGTCTTGGTACATTTATTGCCCTCGATGCCATGATTGGCAACATTACCGACAATGTTGAGCAACTGAAAAAAGATTCAGGCAAGGTCACACCTTTTATTCCCGATCCGATTGTGCCGCCTGAAACTGATTCAGGCACAACTAAGGGTAAGTCGCCGGCTCAGGTTGCCGCTGATGCCGCTGCTAAGGCTGCTGCTACGGCTATGGCTGCGTATCAGAAACTGGCTGCAAGTATGCAGGAATTCAAAGCCTCGATGGGTGAGGTTTTGTCGGGTGTTAGGCCGTTGGAAACCGCTACTCGCATTGTGGGCGAGTTTGAGCAAGCATCGGTTGATGCGTTCACTAATGTGCAAGAAAAGGTTGCTGAGGCGCTGAAGTCTGGTTTGGTTTCGGCTGCTACTTATGATGCGCTGGTGAAGTATGCGGCGCGTGAGGCTAAGGTGCTGAATGAGATTGCAGCTAAGCGTGATGCCATTGCTAAGAAAATAGACATTGCTAAAAACTTGGTTTCTACGGTTCGCGACTATGTGAACATTAGCGACTTGGGTGCAACATCGGCTGAAATCACTAGCGGTTTCCGTAGCATCATTGATAAGACTGTTGCTTTTGGTAAGAATCTTTTGGCGCTCAAGAAAGCCGGGCTTGATAAGAATCTGTTTGCTCAGATTTTGGGTGCTGGCCTCGAGGCTGGTGGGCAGACTGCTCAGGCTATTGTCGAGGGTGGCGATTCTGCCATTACTGAGCTGAATGGGCTTTTCAAAGAGCTGAATTCGGCCGCTGAGGGTATCGCATCGGCATCAACCGACATCATGTACTCGGTCGGTGAAGAAATCATTAGCAACGGCTTTATTGCTGGGTTGATGGATCAGGATTCTGCGCTGGTAAAAGCGGCTCAGGCGTTGGCTGATGCGTTCACTTCAACATTTACTACCGGGCTGAGCGTGGGTATGGCTGAGCAGTTGGCTAAGATTCAGCCGCCTAGTGTGAGTGTGCCTATGAGTTCGACTGTTACACCGTTGAGCGGTGGCATGGCATCTCAGTTGGCGCAACTTGGTTTCAAGAATAGCCAGGATGCGTTTATTCGCCGCGACTCGATGGGTCAGAGTTTCTTGACTACTAAAGCCGGCATAAACATCACCGTAAACGCTGGCATGGGTACTGATGGCAAGAGCGTGGCTCAGTCGATTATCGATGAGATCAAGCGTTATGAGCGCGCCAATGGCGCTGTTTGGACACCAGCATAATGGCTCTACCGATTGAGAAAGTCGAGCTTGGTTTTGATGAGAATGGGCCAGGTAACTTTTTCTTGCTCGATGACCCGGTGCAGGGTGTTTTAGACAACATTGATTATGTGCTGGGTGGCGGTTCATTCTTTTACGATGTGAGCGCCTATGTGCAAGAGATTGGCATTCAGCGCGGTAAGTCGCGTGCGCTAGATCGTTACAGCTCGGGCCAGGCTCGAGTGACTTTCAATAACCGCAACCGCTACTTTGACCCGACTTATACGGCATCGCCGTTTTATGGGCAGATTGTGCCTCGCCGCGATGTGCGAATTTGGTCTAATAATCAAATTGTCTATGTGGGTACAACTGATGACTGGGATTTGAATTATGCGCCTAATGGCGATTCGGTCGCGGTGCTGAGTGCTTATGACGGCTTCGCGTTTCTTTCTCAGCAAACTTTGACGGCTGCCACTAACCCGGTTGAGTTGTCGGGTGCGCGCGTGAATCGCATTCTTGACGATGCAGGTGTTGCGTGGCCGGCTGGTGCTAGGTCTGTTAGTGCTGGTGATGAAACTTTGCAGGGCGATACGGTGGAGTTGGGCGCTAACGCGTTGGAGTATTTGCAGACTATTGAGAGTTCTGAGCCTGGCGAGTTGTTTATTGGTAAGTCGGGTAATTTGACTTTCCAGGCGCGTAACGATGTTGCGCCGTCTAGCGCCGCTGTTGTTTTGAGTGATGATGCTACCGGTGTGCGCTATTCGAGTGTGCGCGTGGTTTATGGCTCGGAGTTGTTGTTTACTCAGACTGAGCTGCAGCGCCGTAACTCGGTTGTGACTATTCAAAGTAATGATTTGGATGCTCAGAGTAACTACGGTATCCGCACGCTTTCTATCAACGATTTGCTCAATGAAACCGATGCTGATGTGGCTGAGTTGGGCAACTGGCTTTTGGGCCAATACTCAGCGCCTGAGTACCGTTTCGATGGTGTTGAGGTGCTTATGTCGCAACTTACAACCCTTGAGCAAGATTCGCTGTTGGGCCTCGAGCTGGGGTCTGTTTGCAAAATTACTTTCACACCTAACGGCATTGCGCCGGCGATCGTGAAGTTTGCTCGAGTCATCTCGATCACTCACCAGGCTACTTTGACTGAGCATCGCATGATCATCGGGTTGGGTACGCTTACAACTAATACTTTCGTTTTGGATGACCCGGCGTTTGGTATCCTAGACACAGGGATTCTTGCCTTTTAATTAGGAGTTTTTATGGCTGGTGCAGGTTGGCGCACATTTACTAGCGGTGCTGTTTTGACCGCTGCGCAGGTTCAAACCTATTTGCAGGATCAGGCCGTTCAGGTTTATGCAACTACGGCTGCCAGGTCGAGCGCGTTGGGTACGGCTGTTAGCGCCGGTATGGTTTCGTTCATTACTACCGGTGGTTTGTTGGACTATTACAACGGCTCGGGCTGGACTGGACTCAACTACACCTCAATCAGCAACTCGACCGTTTCGGCTTACACCGTAACCGCTAACGATCACAACCGCACTTTCGTATCGGCCTCGACTGCAGCTCAAACTATTGTTGTGCCGGATGTTTTCGAGATCGGTGAGCGGTTCGATGTTGTGCGCGATGGTGCAGGTACGGTCAGCATCAACGCTGGTACTGGTGTGACTACTTGGGCCGGCGCTGGTACGGCCGGTACTGCCAAGAGTTTTGCGATGGGTACTCAGTACTCGGCGGCTTCGGTTATCAAGGTTGCGGCTAACTCATACCGCGTTATTGGTGCGGTGGCCTAATGTCGCTCTTACCGCTGGGCTTGCTCAGTCAGGGTGGGCCGTCTGGCGGTGGCGCTTTTGAGTTGATTGAAACTCAAATTCTTGCCTCAACTACTACGGCTGTAACTTTCAGTTCAATCCCGACAACTTTCAAGCATTTGCACATTCGCATTACAGCGCGTAATACAACAGGTGCATCTAGCCGGCCTATTACATTGCGAATCAATGGTGATACGGGTTCAAACTATGCCTATCACAACATTCGCGGCAATGGTTCAACGGGTTCGGGTAATACTTCGACTGCTCAAACTTCTATGGTGGTTGCCAATTCGCCAGGTGCGACTGAAACGGCCAACATTTTTGCGGTGGCTTTGATAGACATTCTTGATTATGGCAATGTAAATAAAACTAAGGCCGTTCGTGCTTTTAGTGGGCGTTATGCCTCTGATGGTGGCATTGACTATTCTGGTGGGCGTTGGAATAGCACTAGCGCAATTACTTCACTTGAGCTTGCTGATCGCATGGTTTCTTCATCGTTTGCTGCCGGCACTCGCATTTCACTTTATGGGATTGGTGGTTAGTCATGCCGGCTTTAGTGGCTTTAGCAAATACAACTCTTGGTTCTAACTCAACGACCATAACCTTTTCAAGCATTCCAGGCACTTACCAGGATTTGTATCTGGTGGTTGTGGGTAGATCGTCTGGCGGTTTCTGGCAAAACATCCGTTTCAACGGTGATAGCGGTGCGAATTACAATGTTTTGCGTTTTACTGCAACAGGCTCAACGATTGCATCTGGTGTAGCTGCAGCGGCAACTAGAGGTTTGATTTCAGACCTTAGTTTTAACTCAAGCGTCACTGGTGCAGCGTTCATTCACATTTTGGATTACGCTCGCACCGATAAACATAAAACAACTATTGGGGATGTTCATGCAAACAATGGTTATTCAAATGAGATGCTTTGCAACCGGTGGGCAAATACAGCCGCAATTACTACTGTTGCATTATCAAGTGACTCTGGGCAGACTTATTTAGCTGGCACAACTTTTGCACTTTACGGAGTTAGAGGCTCATGATTACTGATCTCATTGCATCTACAACTGTTGGGGCCGGTGGCACTAGCACAATAGAGTTCACATCCATTCCAGGCACTTACACCGATTTGGTTATTTTGCTATCCGGTCGCACAAGTGCTTCATCAGATGTGCCTCGTTTTCGTGCAAATACTTATGTTAGCGAATTTAACAAAAGCGAAGTCTTTTTTAGCAACGGTGCAAGTGTTTCAGCATTTGATGATGTTTTTAATACTTATGTGCAAATTGGCACACAACCTGGCACAAGCTGGTCGGCCAACTCTTTTAGCAATGTGCTTATTCAGTTGCCGAATTATGCAGGTACATCTTATCCAAAAACCTATAAAACTCAAAGCACAAGCAAAGACTCTGGGGCTAATCAGGAAATAAGACTTACAGGCACAGGCTTTGCATCATTTACTGCAGCCGTAACAAGTGTGCAAATTACTACAACAAACACTTTCGTTCAATACACAACCGCTTACCTTTATGGCACACTTAAGGGTTCGGGCGGCGCAACCGTCACCGTAGTCTAAACAAAGGAATAAAAATGGCTCTAACTAAAATCGTTGTAAATTGCGAAACTGGCGTTTCTGAGGTTATCGAATTGACCGCTGATGAAGTGGCTCAGTTTGAGGCTGATAAGGCTCAGGCTGAATTGGATGAGGCTGCTCGCCAGGCTGAGGCTGCTCGCATCGAGGCCCTAAAGGTTTCTGCACGCGCGAAACTGGTTGCCGGCGAAACTTTGACCGCTGATGAGGCCGCACTTATCATCGGCTAAACTAGGTTTAGTATTTGCACCGAATCCACGCTTTCGGCTCGATAGAAAGTTTGTTTGATGGATTCTAATAACGATAAGATTCTGATTCAGTTGGTTCGCGACATCGCTGAGGTAAAGGCGATGGTTCAGAATTATGCCGATATTGAGTTGCGTGTGCGTGAGCTTGAGAAAGCGCGCTGGAAGTCTGCCTGGATCACCGGGTTGCTTTCGGCGGCTATCAGCTCATCGGCTGTTGCAGTTATTATCCGTTTGGTTGTGGCCTGATGACCGCGATGCAGTATTTTGAGCCGTTTCCTAAGAATCGTGGCGATGAGTTGGGCAATTTTGCCTCTTACCGCACTCAGCCGCATCGTGGCTCGGATTGGGGCATTCGTAAAGCGATCGAGAATCAGCCGATTCGTGCGATCACTAATGGCCGGGTGAAGAAAATCTTTTGGTCTGATGTGTTGGGTCATTGCCTGGTGCAGTCGAGTGGCGATGGTATCAACTGGTTGTATGCTCACCTGGCTGTAAAGCCGGCGCTTGAGCTGAATAGTGTTTTGGTTGGCGGTCAGACTGTTGTTGGCCTGGTGGGTGGCGGTAAGAAAACACCTAGTGGCTCGGCATCGACTGGCGCTCATTTGCACATGGCTGGGGCGCGTGGCACGCTGAATGTTCACCTAGCGCCATACGAAAAATTGGTTGATGTTCATAAGCACATAGATGCCAATCTAAAGCCCGTAAGTGAAAGGGGTTAGCAGATGACTTCAAATAACATCAAAAGCCGTCTAAGAGCCGTATACGGCGTTTTAGGGGCTATTGTGTGGCGTGGGTTTGGTTTGTTTCTGTTTATTTTGGGTGCATCGGCTGGTACTGGCGCGGTGGTTGTGGGCAACTGGATGACCGGCGTTCTTATTGCTTGGGCAACGCTTATGTTGGGTGTTATCGGCGCGATCGGTTATGCCATTGCGACTACTGGCGCGGCGACTGAGGAAACTGTTGCCAGGGCCACTCAGGATGCGGTTCAAAAGGCTAACGAGCCTAAAAAATAGGCAGCCTAAAAAACAGGCAACCTAAAAAACAGGCAACCTAAGAAATAAGCCGGCCGCGATCTTCAGGCGATAAACCGCCATAGATGCCAAACGGCTCGGCAGCCATAATGCCATAGTTGCGGCATTGCTCGACAACCGGGCAGGTCTTACAAAGCTCTTTTGCTATTTTCTCGGCCATGCG